GTCTTAGAAGTCAACAATCAATATGAATGAGTTTGATCAAAGACGAGAAAAACTTGACAGACAAGTTTTAAACGAACTTTATATAGATTTGGGTTATGTATCGAAAAATATATTAGATGAAGATAGTTCAAAAAAACCGGATGAAGAATTTGAAAATATTGAAAAGGTTATAGAGAGATGGCAGTCGCGGAAAGGACAAGATACTTCACTTGAAAATCTTGATTCTTTGTACAAATCTATAGATGAACTGAAACCGTCTGATATTCTTGTATGCGGTCAAGTACCATCAAAACTAGAATCTAAAATTCAGAAGTTCGATAATGTGTATGTTATACTAGGAGATTACAATACAGTTAAACCACGTGGTAAAGGTAACAATGTGGTCGATATTGTAAACTCAAGATATATAAAATATACAAAAGGTGGAGATATTGTAATATATTACGGTAGTTATACCAATAAAACCAAATTGAGATCTAAAATATGGACACATGGCGATATCAGGAGTTACAAAAGTATTGATACATTATATTATGAAAAATATTTCGACCCGGGTTCAGGTCGAATACCTTCAGCTGTTGTCGCTACGTGCTTAATGATAATCAAACAGTATAAAACTAAACCGTTTTTATCCGGGATCGAATTAGCAGACATGTCTGCTTGGGATCAGCAAATAATTAAACAGCATAGCATCCAGTTATGTATGTAAGGTTCTTCACTTATGTAAAGAATGAGATAACCATGATTGAAGAGTGGTTAAACTATCACTCGCAGATAACCAAACCATATTTGATACATGTTGTGGATAACGGTTCTACTGACGGTACACTAGATGTGTTAAATCATTATAAGTATAAAAGAGGTATAAATGTGTATCATCATGATGATTATACTCTTAAAGGTGAGTTCTTGAGTTCATTAATGGTAAAGTATAAAAAACAACCCGGTCTGTTGATCCCACTTGACGGAGATGAATTTATAACTCTTTATTTTGACAATAAATTAACAAACAATGTCGGTAGAATAGTAAACTATCTTAAGCAGCTTCCTGAAAATTCCGGTGTATATAAAACACGCGGTACTCTGTTTTCCGTACCGGAGAAGGAAGTTAATGTAAATCCTTTTGAAGAAATAACGAAATGGAAGTGGAAATGGGATACAGATAAAATGAGAAAAGTTTTCTTTAACAACAAAGGCTTCAAGCAAACAGATCACGGTAATCACAACGGTAAGTCAGAACTAGAAGCTACAAGCTTGACAAACATAGTATTACTACATTATCACGACATTGGTAGACATGCATACAAACTCAAATGCGAGCAAGACATCTCTGGCCTGGGTCTGAACCTTGATGTGTTAAAATCTCAATTAGCTGAACCAGGTCAAAACAAAGGTTCATCAGATTATTTCGCCGGTGTTGAAAAGGTGAATGCATACGTAAATATACACAATTGGAAATATGAACCTGTTGAAAAGGCAGATGTGGTTTTCAAATGGACTGATGAGTGATGTCAAAATAATTTTAATGACAAAAGACGATCTTTTGTTGATACATACATGGATTGTATATCATGGTGAATTACTAGGTTATGAAAATTTACATATACTAGACAATAGTCAGGACCCTCGTGTATTAGACATATACAACCAAACTTCTAATCTGGGTTATCACCTACATAGTTACCCAGATTGTAATTTGAACACAGCTGAACGGTACATTAATATAATTAGAAAGCAAATTGGAAACAGTTGCAATTTTATAGCTAAATTTGATACAGATGAATTTCTAGCAATGTACAAAGCCGGGGAGTATGTATATGATCGAGGTGTTTTCAAACAGCAGTTAGAACATCTAAACACAGGTACTAATCACCATTTTTACAACTCATATCCCAGTTTTGACCCAAGTAAACCTACATTAACTGCCACACTATTTCAAACACCAGAGGTACATGTTGAAACCGACTACAAACAACTGTACACTACCAAAATCGAACAGCAAATTGATCTAGGCGGGCATGGTACTCGGGAGCATGTTGGTAACAACACCGGTATGACAGTCTTACATTATCATCGGCAGCCATTTGAAACATACAAACAAAACTTAAAAAAGGTGTGTATATCTCACGGATGGTTCGACCATGACGATACAGATGAACAAATATTACATAAACTATCCACAAACACTCAGCAAGTGTCGTCACATAAACGAGAAGCATTAGTGAGTATATTGTCGGGCCAAGTTACTGAGACTAGTTTCAATCAACCACACTCATACGGATGTACGTTAACTTATGATGGTGTTTGTAATGTTTATAATAATTTAACTTGATGTTATAACACATAGTTCATATAATTGTTAATATGATTGTTAATACTATTGAGAACTATGACGGTGAACTGTTGCATAACAGATTTGCATATAAATATTTCCGGGAGAAAACATTACCTATCGGTAATATTATTGCTTTTAGAAGCCCGATGCTTGTAGAAGCGGATGGAATGATAGACAGTGAAGATATAATTAAAAACGAATTTATCTACAGTGATGACGCTATCAATTTTTTATGGGAAATTCCTTGCATGAATGACCCGTTCGGTGCTGTCGCCTGGCAGCGTTTATTCAACACAAACATTGCGAATATACTCAGTAGCAAGTACTTGAACGCACCTATAGAAGTGGATGGTGATGATTTGATTGTACATAAAGAACACGAACAAAACGGTGTGTATCAAAACAAAGGCAAATGCAGTGTGAGTATAACCTATGTAAGAGACCAGGTGAGCTTGGGACACACCGGTATCAACATTCATGCAGGTGATAAAGCTCCTGATCATGCATATTCGACAAACCTAGACAACAGACAAGCCGAACAATTCATGAGAGATGTAGTGGATATGTTTTATCAAATGAATGATGATATGTTTCTAGCTACTACTAAAACTATAGTCAAGTGAACATCTTCAATTACTTGTCGAACATTCTTTTCACCAAGAAAGACAAGGAGCTAAAAACATTAGATCAACAGAGTGATTATCAACCGTTTCTCATAAACAGATGGTGTAGCATGTTGAACAAACAGACATGCCAAATTGTAAACACCACAACAAACACAATGTACCAGGTGTTTGAAAACAAGACAGATCATTACAAATTTTTACATTACGTAATTCCACGTGAACGGTTCAAACGTATCAATTATATCAAGAAAATCAAACAAGAAAAGGACCAAGATGATGATACAAGGTTGATTGCTAAAAACATGCAACTGTCTACAAGAGAGGTCCGTGAATATAAGCAGTTGATATCAATATAATACAACCATAAATCATAGTACATGAGCAAACAAAAAGCTAATATAGATGTTATTGAACCGAGCAAAAGCTTGATAGATCTGTCCAATTCACACGATGATTCTCTAGACTCAACATTACAAGGATATGCAGTTGATGCACTAGAAGATGATATTGTGTTAGTTGAGTTTGTTGATCGTTTTGAAACTGGTGAAGAGATTATACGGAATGGTATAGTTATACCTGCAAATGCGAACCCGAAAGCATGGAGAGTGGGTCGAGTTGTTTTACAGGGAGACAAAGCAACAAGTACAAGTGTCGGGGATTTTGTAACATTTCCTAACAACATGGGAGTACCTGTCGGTAATGTTATTGTCAAATCCGGAAAGGAATTTACTACTGTTAAAAAGGGTCAATTTATAAACGCACAACGGATCTTTGGCAAGCTGTACAAGCTCAAGCCAACAGATCCAGTATGACATCCGGTCAGCTCAACAGCATGCTCCAGAACAACGTTCTGGATTTAAAATTTACTAGACGTAGACCACGAGCTGGTGTACCGGGTACCAGAAGGATGTTGTGTACCATGGACGCTACTATATTAAACAGCGCGAATGGTAGAACTGTACTAAACTACTTACCACCATCAAACACCAGCCCTTATAACATGGTCGGAAAAAACCTGAGCATGGCTTGGGATATATTGATGCAAGATTTTAGAATGATAAGCGCAGAGAGCGCGACAATAGTAAACTCTTACCCAGGAAACGATACATTCTGGGAGGTATTCAACACGACCTTTCTCACAATGGATCAAGGTCAAAAACTAGATTTCATGAATTCGTAGTACTATGTTAGTTTCAGAAAATATTGAGAAGCAGTTTATTGAGTTACTGCAACATGAAATTGAAATCATATTCAACCGAAAGGTGATAAAAACTGGTAAATTGTTATTACTGTCACATAAATCATCGGTTATATGTTTGACATTACAACTAGAGAACCAAACCATAAAATCGTACGAACTACCTTACCCATTTGATATACAATTTATAAATGAACCAAGTAATAAGCATGTTGTATTTGATTATAATATAGCTAATTTAACTCCGCGTCAAGTTCTTCTAGACAGAATACATACAACTGTACCTACAAAAAAACCTCATAGATTTTTAACTAACAAAGTGTTTATAAAAGCTGTTGACTGAACCTGGTTTGTAACTTACAATATATATTGTGGATTTAAGAAATTACTTTCCTAGTGGTTATGAACCTACGTTGAGTCAGTCTAAAGCATTAGATAAAATTCAAAACGCGTTTGAAAAGAGTAAAACTGTAATATTAACTGCACCGACAGGCACCGGTAAAAGTTTTTTTGCTTCAACACTCGCAAATAGTTCTAATACATTAACACAAGATAAACGTGATAGTATATACAATTACACAGCATTTGATGTGGATCATCATGGGCAGTATACACACGAGAGTCAGTTTGAACCACATGGTGGTTTTGTATTAACCATAACCAAAGCGTTACAAGATCAATATGTTACTTTATTTGACTGCCCTAGTCTGAAGGGTAAAAACAATTACTTGAGTACTATAGATTCTACTATGGATGTAGAGATCGAATCCGCTGTAATGCCTAGAAAGTTATTACAATCTCATCGAACTAATCATAAATGTAATTATTATAATGACCGGAGAGATTTGCTTGTCTCAACATTCGGGGTCACAAACTATAAAATGTTTATGAACTTACCAGATCATATAAAAGGTAAAAACTATCTCATATGTGACGAGGCTAGCGAACTAGAAGACGAATTAGTATCTCAATTCAGTTGTACTATTGAGTATGAAAAACTTAAGCGCGCCAATATAGCTGTAAATAAATTAACATCTAACGAACCGTTGAGTGTTTATGCTTGGTTAGATGATCTTGTACAAACCTTACAAGAGCAGAGAATATACTTACAGCGTACACTACAAAAAAAGACGCAATGGTCTCCTCGATCACAAACTAAATATAGGTTTATTAATCAGCTGTTATCACATGTAACTGTATGTGCTAATAATTTTTATGAATGTGAATATGTTGTAGAAAAAGACTATAATCGTGTATCTCTTACACCATTATATGTAGATGTTCTAGCTAAAAAGATATTGTCATTCGGTGACAAGCAATTGCTCATGAGCGCTACAATCATTGACTCAAAAAGTTTTGCAAAGAGTCTAGGGATCACAGATTATGAATATATAGAGGTTGATTCAACCTTCAATAGCGAAAGATCACCGATATATGTTTCTTCTAAATACCCATTAAGTAGAAAAACAATGGTTAATTATCTACCTAAAATAATAGAAAATATAACACCTATACTACATACACATGCAGATGAAAAAGGAATCATACACACACATACACATGAAATTACACAGTATATAAAAGACCATAACCCAGACCCTAGTAACGATCGATTAATATTCAGAGAACCTGGTGTGAGTAATGAAGACATACTCGATATACATAGTCAACCAGGACAATCATCAGTACTTGTTTCACCATCTTTAACGTATGGTGTAGATTTAAAGGATGATTTGGCTAGATTTCAAATAATAATAAAGTTACCGTATCTACCGTTGCATGACAAACGGATCAAAAGACTATTTGAATCCGACCCGGAGTGGTATGAAAATAAAATGTTGAACTCGCTAGTACAAGCGTGTGGTCGAGCTACTAGGAACAAAAACGACTATTCTGTTACGTATATACTAGATGGTATGTCGACACGTGTGATACCTAAATGTAAACATAAACTACCAAAACATTTCTTACATAGGTTCGCGTAATAAATAATTACGTGAGGTACCATACATATAATTTCGAGATCAAAGATTTAATCACTCAATTTCTATCAGCTTTTGATGAAGGAGTGGTTAAAAGGTTCAACCAACAGAGACAACCGGAGAAGAGTTTTGAAGTTAGATATGTGTACGCGCATAAACAGCGGGTGGTGCATGATCTAATCAATAAAAGTCAGCATATAACACTCCCGGTGGTGACAGTGAGTCTAGAGAGTATAACTAGAGACCCGGGAAGAGTATTCAATAAAATTGAAGGTTTTCATCACCCCCAACGATATTCTCCAGAAGGTATGAGAAGTGTTTACGATAAAATACCACCGGTCAACCCGGTGAATTTAGAAGTTACAATGAACATCATGACAAAATATCAACAAGACATGGATCAAATCGTAACCAACTTTGCCCCTTACTGTAACCCATATATAATATTATCATGGAAAATACCACAAGGTGACAATTATCTAGACCCTATCATAGACAAAGATGCACCAATACAGGAATTGAGATCAGAAGTGTTGTGGGACGGGTCTATCAATTTAGATTACCCTAAGGAACTAGATGGTAAAACACCATGGAGAGTTTCTGCTAGTACAGGATTCACAATCAAAGGCTGGTTATTCACAAAACCACCAGCGAATGGTATTGGTACTGTGTTTGATATAGAATCTAATTTCGTATCTGTAACATCTATTGATGATCTAGACAACGGCAATTTGAACGATTATAAAACTACAAACAACAACTAATTATGGGAGTTAACTCGAAAGATATTACTGATTGGGGAGACGAGAATGAAAAGAGACATATACTACCTCTCAACCCGGTAAAAGATCAACAGTATCTAAACGATGTAACTGAATTTAATGCTAAAGATAAAAAAGGTAGTTACGCTGATAATCGACAGGGCACTTCTCGTGGAGCTCCGAGTGTATCCTGGATGACTTTTGATCCTGAGAAAAAGAAAAAAGATCTAGATATAAAAACCGGTCAAACACGTAAATTGTATTTAGAAGGGTACAACATGCATTACATGTCTAATATATATTTGAGTGCAGATAATTTTGATATGTTTCCACTCTCTGCAAAAGAATATAATCACTTCGACCTTAATTATAACAACCGATTAAAAAACGAATACCCTCCGTTCACAGGTATACAACTAGAGACATGGACTGTGAATAATATAAACAATATTGTGATAACTCTTCCGGCTCCTCAACTACCGGGTAAGATTGATATTATATTACAAGGACCCGCGGGTTATTATTTAGCATCAGACCATGCATATGGTAATAACCAATCTTTTGTCGAGGTGATAACATCTGATGGATTTACAGCTATATCAGCTACTACTGGTACATTTACTACAGCCACAACAGCTACTACCGGTACATTTACTACAGCCACAACAGCTACTACTGGTACATTTACTACAGCCACAACAGCTACTACTGGTACAACTGTTACCGGGTCATAAATAATACAATATGCAGTCCTTTACAATAGATGGTATAATAGTGATGCCTCCGTTAATCGCGGACTACAAACTTGACCCTACAATTGTGACACATAAAGAAGGTTTAACTTTTGAACAAGGTTATAACTTTGAATATCATAATTTTATGTACAATGTGAGGGATGTATCAATTAATAAGTATTCATCCTTTACATTAACAGATGAAACAAATGTAATTGACAATTTTGATATAAAAGAAATTCCTTTTGAATATCCTGTAAATAATACAACATATCTATGCTTCAATTCACTGGAATCTGATCCTTTCACCGGGTTATCAGCCATATCCGCATCTTGTCTAACAAGTGTTTCAGCAACAACAGCGCTTAGTGCTGTATCTGGTAACAACAATACAGAAGCAACATACTTGACAATAACAGATAAAGTTACATTGGATAGTGACAATGACTCGACACGTTTACTATATGCAGAAAAATTTCTATCTAGAAGAACAGAACCTAGCCTACCGCAAAGGTTTTATTTCAATATAATGTATATAAATGCTGTTGATTGCTATATATATCATTTAGAAAATGACACGAGATGGTATCTGTCTCAAAAAGATGATGTAAGTGAAATTTTAAAGTTTATAAAGGTTGACCATGAACAGGGTTTTGAAGATCTACTAGATCAAATTGAAAAGGATGGTGGTGATAAGATAAAATTTCAGTACACCAAATTACCTAATGATCTGTTAAGAATATATAAAAAATATAACGGTAGTACACACGTGCTAAAATTGTTAACACCAGAAGAGATACAAAATTCTCCAGAATCAAATCCCATCCGATTAGAACAGGTAATCACTCCAGATAATGATGATACTCCGGATGAGAGTAACTTGACCGTAAATGAATTGACAGAGTATAGTACTGTTAGAGTAAGAAAACCTTACCAGAGAAAAACATACAGAAAATTAATACCCACTGTGAACAACTACGAGACATCAATATCAAACAATAACTTAGATGTTTCTGATAAATCCATGCCACATCACACAAACATGCTAGTACATAGTGAATATTATTATTTGACTGGAGAATCAATACCTATTAACTTCTATAGTTTAAAAAATGATCAAACATCAGAAGGTATAACCACCGGGAATGAACTAGACCCTCGAAAACAAAGTGTTTACTCCAACAGGGCTTATAATAAAATCGAAACCGGTACCAATCAACTAGAAGGTACCAGTAATATCTCCCTCGAATATTCAACGGGTAGTCACATGTACGAATTCACCCCCGGGTTGAACTACTTTAACACACCGCAAGACCTAGGTATTTATAATAAAATTAACATAAATGATACAACTATAACTAGCTCTGGGTCTATAGCGGGCACAAACCCAGCTCAGTCAGATAAAATATTCAAACAACAGAAAGCTAATGATTTGTATAGTCTCACAACCAAATGGGGTAAATCCCATGAAGAACAACTAGGTACGTGGCTGTGTACTTGGTTATCTGGTGGTGATGACCCAGCACACAAACCAATATGGGTGGATAGATATTATAACCCGAGTAAACTAGGTTATGTAGATGCTTTAATAGAAATTACAGACTATGTACATAATAAATACACAACTAGTAGCTTAGATGTGTTTGAATCTGGTGATGGAGAGGTGACTGATTTGCCAAGTAAACTCACACTAGAACCTGGAATGAGTTACGCCTACCACCGAATTAGTGAAACAGATATAAAAAACAATCTCTCAACTCTTGAACCTCATCACATACAACAAGGTATTGATAATTACAAAACTATATCTAATAAACCCGGAGCCATTACAAATGACGAATATATATTTGATGGAGAATATATAGGTGAACTTGTTAGTGGTCAAAAACTACAAGATGTAGAGCAATTCTCGTTATCATATGATATAGACTTACACAATTTTAAAGAAGTACAAAACCACCAACTAATTGGTAATTATACATCTACGGGTATAGGTTTTTTCCAAAGAAATGATGTAAGTCCATTCATGTTTTTACTAGGAGCTGATGGGCAACCGGTCAACAATCAAAACCAAAACACTAGTATCAGAATATACAACAACGATTTTCAATTGTATAACTATATAACAAACGATAATTTTTTAACTGACGATCAACAACCCGGGTTGTTTCACACCGTGATATTAAGAGAACTACCGGAAAATATATTCGCTGTAAATACCACAGGAAGTATTATAGAATTGACACATGATGGTATTGTACTGTCTAATTACAACCAATGGTTTCTAGAATTCGCCTCAAAGTATGAATCTGAACATGGTTTCCTACCTATACTCAAATCAATTTGTTGGGATGAAAGATATATCTATATATTATCCCATACTGGTACTACAAAAAATGATTACATAATACACACTTTTGATATGGTATCTAAACTATTCACCGTGTTAGATGAAGGTTGTAAAGTGTTTACCACCCCGGTTCATCCAGAATTTATAAATGCTAATCAATTAAAAAATCGGGGCAGAACACTGGGCCATGACACCCCTCCAAATCAAATCAATATATCAGATGGTCACGGAGATTATTCACAGGTCAGAACGTTGTACTTGACAACTGGTGATATTAGTAAAAATAGTCAAAAATATATATGGACCTTGGTCAAGGGATCTTCTGACCCAATCTCTGGTTTACAGGTCAATCATGACGCGGTATATTGTTTTGACAAATCAAAACTACAACTCTTAACAGGTTTACTCACAGATAACAATTTACTAGATTCGAGTTTACCATTATCTATTATAGATTATGCTATAGATTCAGAAGAAAAGGTATGGGTGATCCATGGTGAGAATAAATTATCAACATACACATCTACTCGTAAGCTGTTGAACACAACCGAATTAGAAAATCAACAAGCTGTTAGTTTAGTAATTACCCGAGATTTTGACAAAACTTTACCTGGTAAAATAGTTGACAGATGCTGCGTATTAACCAACACGGCAGGTACAGATGTATTACAACTACAGATAGGCCCCACTAACCACCCCACTAATGACAAAGGCTCTTCAGATTTTAGAATGGCATCTCCATGGGTTTCTGGTGGTAATATATATAACAGATCCAGATTCACAAATACAAATTCTGTAATATATGATGATTTATCCGGTCACGACGAATCAACACAAGTACTGTACCCGTTTGTTGACGGGGCCGCAAGGTTCGGTGAACAAACATTTGAAATTGGTTTAATGGATGGAGACGACCCATCCGGTCGGGTGCTAGATGGGGATTATGAACTGGTGACAGAAGGCTTTGATTTCATTGTAAATGAATCTGTTAATATATTAAATGGTAATGTATTTGATACAGCCACATTAAAATTAGTAAATCAAGTAGAGTTGACCGATTTAGTGGTTGACGATATATCTAATCTACCACAACTGATAAATCATTATGAATATTCTGTACTAAATTTTCAAAGATACACGGTAAATAACTTGAATTGTAAGTTAAACCTACAGCCAATGTTTAAAAAATATTATCCAGCCGCGCTTAATTTTAAAATAAATCTAGATGATATAAGCCCTTACCCCTATACCGGATATTTTAACATCACATTAAATATTAACAACAACAAAGGACAAATTGAAATGTGGGTGAATGGGCAGTTGCACCATGATCATATATATAAATTTGATTATCATAAATATAGATTCACGAATATATTGAATAAAAAAATAATTATCGGTGCCACACCGTTTTTAAATGATACATTATTATACGCTAAATTAAACAGTTCACAGCAATATATAGTACGGGATGTCAAAATTAGAAACATCAACATGTACACTAAATGTTTAGAGTACCATGAGATTTTAAACATAATGAGAAAATATCAACCACTATCATCGATGAATTGGTCAGTACCAACTAAAAGAAAAAATTATATTGATGTTGTTGAAAAAATGTTTAATCACTCTATACCGCCTAGGAAATCAAACTCGTTTGATATAGTAGTTAGAAACTCTTCAATAAGGTCTCTACAATTGCAAAATTATATTTCTAACAAAATCCGGCAAAACCTCGTAAAAATTACCCCAGCTGGTACGTTTGCCCGGTCAATAACATGGTCAAACGAACTACTAGATTTCACAGACACCGAGCAAGATGGTATTGATTATAACCCTATTGCTGACGAAATTATTGTAGATCCTTCAGGAATAACTCTACCCGCGTACTTACCTTACGTACTACAGTGATATAAATGTTGTTAAACTAAATCTTTTAATTAAATAATATTAGCATGGCTAACAAAAGGATAAAAATTAGTGAACTTCCAAAAATTGGGTACAACCAGACGGGAGACTTATCTTTAACTAAAAATGATTACTTACCAATAGCGGTAACTAACAAATTAGATTTAACTGTCAAAACATCCATGGCCGTCACTACACGTGAATTACAACGATTTGTGTTACAACAAGATCAAAATTTAGCCGACGAAACAAACACATTGACAATTGGTCGTGCTACACATGAGGGTAGTACATTCACGGTAAAAATGGACACTGTGACCGTCGCTAATACACTCCGCGTGTCTGGTAAATGTATATTTGAAGGAGATGTGAACATGTCATCTATCACATTAGATACCGGTAATTTCACTAGTGATATCAAAGTTGGTTCAGCAACTTATCCTTCTCTTTTCCGTAACTCAGCTGGTACAGCCACAGTACCATACGGTCTGTTAGTTGCAGATAGTAATGGTAAATTACAAGGGTACTCAACTTCCTTCGCTAGTCTTGCATCAATCGCACCTATAACCACAACCGCGTTTGCCGGTAGAGTAGTAACTGTAGCACCTGACGGTAAATTGAGCTTCGCTTTCAATACAGACGCTTTATTACAAGGAGAGAGTAGTTTGACCAGTTCTGTTTCTGAATTCGGTAATGTATTATCTGTCAGTACAACTGGTGGTATCAATCCAAGCTCCGGATTGAAACTAACAGACGTTAGCTCAGCTGTAACAGCTGTAACAAGAACTTTGAATCCTACTGACACAGTAACCAGTGTAAACCATAAATTTATAACAAGTTCGGATGCTTCTCCATCTGTAACAAATCTCGAATATCATAACTCTAATAATTTGAATGTTAAAAGTGTGAGCGAGACAGTAGTTGCAGCTCAAGGACCATTCGTCCAAGACCAAGGAGGTAGTAACACCGGGGGTAGTGTGTTGATCACCGGCAGCCCTTCCCCGGGCCTAGCTGATGTAAAAGTAGCTGATAACAAACATATAAAATTAGTCAATAATATCTCCGCCGGGAATGACGCCAGTGATCATAATGATGTCGATTCCGGAATCAATAGCAAGAGTAATTACAGAACAGTGTTCAAATCTCCTGTTGTGCTAGGTGGTAAACACATGGATGAGGTCGACTTAACTGACTCTACGTATAACTATGCATCAGAAAACAAAACCGGGCCAAGACAATTTGCTGCCAATATAGGGGAGATTAGATGGAATTTATACAACGGTGTTCCTACACTGTACCTTGCTGTGAGTAAAATGGGTTCTGAGACTCAGAACAAAGTCGCCGGTGCATGTCATTGGTACGGGGTACCGTTGTTCGGTACAATAGACTTAGAAACTAGACCACTGACTGGTAGTTACGACAACCTAGATTAATATGGCTGGTCCTACAGATTTGATCAAAGACAGTGTCCTAGGTTCTAGCGCTCGGGACAATCAACAAGACGCATTTTTGGCTTACATGAATAGCCAAGGTCTAGAGTTTTCAGAATATGCTAATGAAGCAGCTGAAGCTGGTATTGGTGAAGATGATGGTAATGAAGAAGAAGCCACAAATTCATTAGGTTTAGACTTGGGTAAATTTAAACAAAAAAACCCAGCGCAAGCTGAGCTGGATGAGAAAAGCAAAATTTTAGAGGGTGTGACAACTGACAGTATCAAAGATATCCGTAACCCGAGAAACCAAGCACGACAAATAGATAGAACGATTGACAGAGCTGGTGACAAGGTATGTGATGAGGTGAGTAAAACAATACAAGCCGTTGTGAATGGTGAAATGTCTCCAAAACAATTTGCCAAGATGCTCGGTGGTATCGGCTCCGGAGCTGCAGAGAGTTTGTTGAAAGATGGTATTGGAGCCGGAGATTTAAAAGGATTAGCGAAAAAAGCAGCACTTGCCGGAGCAGCAATGATAGCCGACCGCGCTGGTTTGGATGATCAATTACAAGGTTTATTGAATAAGATCAAAGGTAACAAAAAGAAAATGAGAGACATAGGTAACGCTAAAAAAGCTCAAGACCAAGTACTAGATGGTATTTACAAGAAATTACCACCAGTGATGAGACAAATCCTCAAAGGTGATAAAAACGCATTACAACGCTTCATAGATCAACAATGTAACCAGGCGCGCCGCGACATGAAAAACGATGCCCTGGGCCGTGCCGGTTTAGCTGGAAAGGTCAAAGACTTTGTTGATAACAAATGAAAAAATACTACGGTAATTATATAGGTATTGTAATACAAAACAATGACCCTGACAAGAGAGGTCGTTGCAAGATTTACGTACCTCACGTGTCTGTTACATTGTATGAAAAATGGAACAAGGTACCTAGAGACAAGAGATTCCGTTTCATGGGTGAGAACTTAACCAGTAGTTTGAATGAGGTGATGGATGATCTGAAAGACATATTACCTTGGGCTGAATATGCTGCACCAATACAAGGAGCAGTCGGTAGTGGTAGGTACAATGCTCATAACAAAACAGGTAGTATTTCTGATAGTAACAGACTTGAAGAAGTCGACCCGGAAGTGGACCCTACAGGTAAAGTTAAGGACCCAGATTCAAAATTTGCTTTGAACAAAGACGGTATTGGAGAGAAACCCGGTCGTGTGTATGAAGTTGAAGAGCTCAAGTTGACAGATGCTTGGAATGATAATGGCGGAACCGGTAACTATGACAAAGCCGGGAAGATGGGACTCGGTTACAGTGAAAAAGGTGGTAGTAACAAACATAACGTTACTCAATGGCCAGAACTTCGAATAAACAAATACAGTTACAATTACACACCTAGTAGTTACAGCAATTGCGCTAAAGGTAGTTTTTCCATACCCAATGTAGGTGCTCATGTATGGGTGTTCTTCCGGGAAGGTAATCCACAGGATCCAGTCTTTTGGGCAACCACATTTGGCCAAGAAGAGTGGAAAGGTATATATGATACATTAGGGGAAGACAAAGACGAAGGTATTGACTACCCAGGTACTTACGAGAACAAATCACCAGCGGATGACGACCAATACGATCATAACACCGAACAGTATCGTAACAAATATGTATTGAATCAAAAAGGTGGAGTTATTGAAATCATCAACAGTGATAACAAAGAGATCATGAAGTTCACACACTACAGTGGTTCATTCAAGGAATTTAACAATCATACAACAACAGAGCTCGCTACCCATAATGACCAAAAGCTTGTACTTGAAGATCAGTATTTAACTGTGAGAGGTTATCAAAACCTGTACGTGGAGCATGATGTTGATAGTATAATTCGTGGTGATAGTTACCGGAAGATTGGTAACATGAAGGAAGAATATATCAAAAAGTGGTATGAGATAGGCTCGGTGATTGCAGATTACAAACAACTGTTTGAAATAAAACGTACCGCCGCTATCAAAGATAACAACAGAAAATTGACAAGTGGTCAACAAACAAAAAGCGGTAGTCATAGTGCATGCCCTGTATGCTCAGCCAAAGTAACCACTCCTGGTGGTCATGGTACACAAGAAAAATACTGGCACTTGAACAACAAATTTAACAGTACAGAGGTTACACAAATCCGCGCCGGGGACAAAGGACAAACTTGGGGCCCCGGGGAAGCTGCTATGCTCGGGGGCCGTATGAGCTCTACTGGTCAAGACGATGGTGCTGATAAATACCAGGAATGTAACCCGAAGGGGGAACAAAAGAAATCGCAGTTTAAAAAAGCCGGAGCTAGTGGGAAAATATTTGGCGATAAATGTCCATGTTGTAAAGGTAGCGGTAAAAGCCCAAGTACTATGGATGGAAGCTGGTCCAATGAGAGTCTTAAAAAAGATTTAGATACATATTTAAAAGCCAATATAGAAAAGCTAAGCGACGCGGAACGCATGATGGGTCTAGGGGGTAATGAAATTGTAGATATAACTAAACACAAAATAGAGACTATCGGCTTGGTGATGAATGATTTCGGTAACATACGTGTAGATAAAGTAGGTAAAATTCATAACAATGAAATAGTTGTTCACAAAGAAGGTGTGTTTACTAATCAACGAGAAAGCCCAATGATTGAGTACGTACACGTTGATGAACTACCAGGGGGTAATTACACACTGAATGTTTGTAACCGGTTCAATGTACAGGTTGGAGCCGGAGGTTTGAGCATGAAAAGCTATGGTCCCGTAGACATCGGCGGTACTATAACCAACATATCTGGTAATCAAGTGAACATAGGTTCTGAATTTGAAACTAATATAGATGGTGGTAGAAGGCTGAATATATCGGCTGATATATTGTGTTTACGAGCACGAAACGAAAAGGATAAAACACAAGACGAGCAAGTGTTGGTTGATGGTAATTTAGGGGTTAAAACAAATGTTGTTGTGGGTGGTGGTATGCACGTGGAAGGTGAAGTGAGCTTGAATCATGTGACCGCTCCGTGCGAAATACAACAGACAGAAGAGACAGACGTTACAGGTACAACACTTGCTAATAGAGTTGTTGCTTGGATACCACCTGGTCGTGTGTTGATTGGAGCATGCTGCCCGGTTTACAACCCGTTACCTATTCCAGTAAAAGCGAATTTCGGCCCGGCGTTCGCTAGTGACCCTAACTGTGTAGGTGTTTGGTCGCATAGTCATCTATTCAGGAACTTACCATTAACATTACATCGAGAGCATCATGATGTTAGGACCAAGGGTAAAAAATGTAATGATTACAAAAAAGGTCGTGTACCAGCTGAACCAGTCCGGCATGAGAAAAAGTGTGGGGATGCTAAATCCGTAGCGAAGGGTAAGTACGGAAAACCACCTAAACGTTAATTTTTTGTAAATTCAACTAATTTCGAAACTATCCTCATCAGTTCATCATGCTTGAGGCGATCGGTTAGTTTGTTATTGACCCTGGGCGCGGTCTTGGCTGTCTCGAACACATATTCAATTGCCGCAGCAATCTTCTTCTTATCGCTGGGTTTATCGGCCCATGCCCGGGCATCATCGATCACATCCTGATACCACTTCTTGTAGCCATCTAAAGTAACTTTGAGATCGTTCTGATGAACAGGCTTTTGTGCATAGCACATGTCCGGTTGGTAAGGCCCGGTTTGAATATAAATTTCATCTTGTGTCATAGGAGTCTCTTCCGTATCATAACAAAACGTCATTTGCTCCGGGTGCTCTTTTTCATAGACCTGTTCTTCTGTTTCTTGAGAGTTGTACTCTGTATAGTAATTAACATCGCCTATACTCTGCGTAGGTTCTGTTATGGCTCTGAGTTTGGCCAATCCCTCGGTTAATCTTTTACTTATTTCTGCCGATATCATGATATAGTTATTTAGTTTTACTTTTACTAGATTTCTTCTCTTTCAACTGTTTTTCGAGCTTTGCTTCCATCTCTTTCTCTTGTAGTACAGCTTTGATAGCTTCTGGGTGCTCATCATTTACAATACCATGCTCAAGAGCTTTCAACATCCTTTTTTCCATGGTCTTGTTTGTCATGGCATCATCAATATTGACAATACACATTTCTATACCGTTTTGGTCCGTATATTCACGTTTGATAACAATCTTACGTTCCTTAGTCTTGATTGTACCAGCTTTATTTGAAACTGTAATAGCTCCAGTGTCCGGATCTATATTAACGTTCGCTTCTTGAGCAGCTTTCTTTATTTTTTTCTTAAATGCTTTATCGTAATTTTTACCATACTTTTTTATATTTGTAGGTCTTTGCTTACTACCTTTTCCATTACTCATATCATATATTATATATTATGTAAATTAAAGTTTCAATTATTTTCTTTTCTTTTTTTCCAATATTCTTTCAACCCCGTTAACGGATTTTGATCATAAACTACCTTTTCAACTTCAACAATTTTTTCTACTTCTGTAGGTACTTCAACAATTTTTTCAACTTCAACAATTCTCTCGACAATCTTTTCTTGTTGTTTAGCCTCTGTCGATTGCGCTAGCACATGAGCCATGTTTTTATCTTCGATGGGTACTGTGTTCATCATGTCAGTATCAGCATGCCACTGAACATGTACTTTACCAGGGTCTCTAGTTGTAGTCGTGGTAGGTGTTGTCGTTGTTACTGTCGTATATGTTGTTTCTATCGGAGGTGGGCTCGTTGTTGTTATTTGAGTTGTTACTTGAATAGTTTTTTTTTCCGAATCGACTTTTTTAACCCTTTCCCAACTCCCGGCTATCATCATGTTCAAGGCCACAATAAGTACAACAGCCAACGGGTCAAACACTGCACATATGATCATGATGAACCATTTAACAACATCTTCCAACTCCACATCAAAAGACCGAGCAATAAATTTAAAACTACCAATGTCTGTGTCCCGTATACTCTCACGGAGCGTGAGTATCTCTTGTTCCCCTTCACGTATCTTAACGTATATACTGTTCACATCTTCAACGTTGTCTGGTACCTGCTCCGTAGTTTCTCTTAACTTCTCCACCTTGGTTAAGAATTTTTTATATTCAACATCAATATTTCCATCAATTTCCGCTAAACTTGCATCGATGCTGGTACGTTCTGGTACTTGAAATTCTTTTAATTTTTTCAATCTTGTGGTTTTGTCACTGAAAAAACCACCCTTTTCTGCTTCAATCGCAGCAACTGAATCGTCTAGTTTTTTAAGCCGGTCACGTAGACTGTCTTGTCTAGCACGCTGTCCTGCGACATAATCATCATAAATTTTTTGATATCTCTCGATACTCTCGTTGGCTTTGTTGTCGATGCTGTTTGCTGCACCTTCTATGTTGGCTATCTCTTTCTCGTATGTTTGATTTTGTTTTTCGAGCTGAGCTATGTTTGATTCATATAGACTAACTTGTGTCATTGTCTTGTCAAACGCATCACTCAAATAACCGTACACACCTAATGATGTGATGCCTATGAGCAACACAGTTGCTAATGACAGATAAAACTTCATCAAAAACTTGCACCGACTCCATTGCCTGTATAAAAAACTAGCGGTCATCAGTTTACCAATTTCTAAACTAGTGGCCATGATCGCAACAGGTATCATGCTCCCGGCAAATAGTAACGATATACCACGTACACTGAAGAATGCAGCGCACCCTGCGATAAACAACGCACTGAAACCTAGAAAAGCTATGAATAGCTTTTGATTTGCATGTTCTAACATATAATTATTTAAATCTTGAGCAGGTTTTCAAACACTTTCGCTAGACCGATGTGGTTGAAAATCGCCAAGTATATGGGGTAACCGAGCGTGACAAACGCTATGACCACCCATCGTTTCCATTTAGCGGTCTCTTGTTGCCGCTCGTTCCACTTTTCATCTAGCTCGAGCTCCATGTTGAGCCTCTGTCTAAAGTGTTCCAATTCAATTACTTTACCGTTAATTGTTTTTGTGTAGTTGTATATTTTATACACCATGTCTGTCTGCCATTCGTTCTGTTGCTTCATTATTGATATCTGCTCCAACAGAAACTTGTTGTGGTTATCCATTCCATCTAACATGTATTCTGGTATCTGTGCTTTGAATTTAGGAACATCTAAATTCTCTGGCAAGCCCGGTGTTGTTGTTTTTATCCCCTTCACATGTATATTTAGTCTAGTTTCGCCACAAAATACGTCTTCCACTCGTCGCGATAACTACCAAAAACATGTAAAAACGGTAATTGAGGTAACGGTTCCAAAGGTTCTCCACTCTCCGAAAAAAACGGGAAAATGTTACCTCTTGTATGATTGCATGGTTTACACGTGAGTGTCAGGTTGTAATCATCGTTAGTACCGTGTAGACTTTTAGGAAAAATATGTTCAACGCTCATGTCAGTCAACGGTTTATGTTCTCCACAGATTTGACAAACACCGCGGTACCGCTTGTACATGTACCGTAATGTAGGCTTTCTTTTGCAGTTATATGTCCATTTGGTTGTGGTCAATATGATTGTAGGTACTGGGAATCGATGATGTTTGGACCTCATGTATGGTTGATTGTCATACAGTTCATCATGTGACGATTCGACCCACTGTCTCCAGTCCTTTATGTTGCAATGTTTATCCAGCGCGAACATGGACTGATCGCCTCGTTTTTTTCCAGACTCTCTGACCAATTTTCTCACACTGTCTTGAGCTGTAGTCACCCCGATAGGAGTCCAAAATTTGGACATTATCAATGTTATACTGTCACGAGGTTCACAAACATAACCAATACTCATGTATTTATATACAAAAAAAGCCCTGGTATTTCTACCAGGGCTCACACATTACTATTACTACTAGATCAAAGATTAGAATTTGACCTGTAAACCAGCATGGAATAACGTGTCGTCCTCTCTATCGTCGGCATCGACATATTCCACTCCAGCAACTAGATCAACATCTTCCACTAGTCCGCGTCGAAGGTCCGCACCTACAACATAGTAAGTACGGTCATTGCTGTTGGTAACCTCCGTGTTACCTACTGTAGCACGACCGGTGACGGACACAAGATCCAAGTCGATTGTTTCACTCACACCAATCTCGGTTGTCCACAACTCATCATCGAGCTCGTAGTAAACAACACCTGACAGGTTGAGCAGTTTATCAGCTGTGAGTCTAGCAAACAATTCGCCTGTAGCATCTCCAGGTACACCCTCGGTGTGCAAGTAACCGGTGGCCAAATCCAATCCAAATAATTGGCTCGCGATCCCTGCAGTGATGTAGTATTGATCAGCGGATCCATCGATCGACTGATCTGTTACCACGCTACCGAATGCATTTAACCCAGCGACTCCTCCTCGAAGTTCTGCACCTACCTTTAGAGTATCATCTCCAAGATCGGCTCCACGGTAAAAGTTCTCTGTGGCATAGCCGGTGCTGACTGAACCTGAGATAGGCGCTTTGTCTGCGGCGTTAACACTAATGGCCAGAGTAGCTGCTGCTACAAAGGCTAACAATTTGACAATATTTGTCTTCATACAGATATTATATAGGCTCCTCACTGGTGTTTTCAACATTATTTTTACTCCAATTAGCTTCTACAAATTCACGAGCTTTTGTAAACGCTTCCGGATGAAATTGTTCCACCCACTTCCATACCCATTGACGTACATAATATTCCTTTAAATCTTCTTGCTCAAAATTAATTGTATAATTCGTAGGCTTGTGAGTTTTCATATATGTATATTACACTGGATCAATAGGAATGTCAAATATAAATAAAACAGTATGGGGTTCACTGACACATCTTGGGGTAGTTTCAACAGTCACATGAAAAGTAGATTGAGAAAACGATTGGTTGAAGAAGGTATACTGGATAGTAACTCAAATGGTGACACCCGAATGGGTGACTGGCCTAGGCTAGAACGTGTGTTATCTAAAGCTTTTGCAGACACATACGCTCCAAATCATGCGGCAGATAGAGGGACATACCACAGTCCATGCCCCCATGGTAAACCGTACATACCTCAGATACCAATTGCATCGCACTTGACAAGCTTTCCACAAACATCTTGGGGTGATTTTTACAACAAACTTCGCGGTGACCTGTACCGACGGACTGTAGAAGAGGGTATATTAGACAGTAACCCGAATGGTGATACTAGAAGTGGGGACTGGCCCAGATTGTTAAGAGTGATCGCCAAAGCCATGGCAGATTGTTACGGCCGCGCGCATCAAGACGATAGAGGCACGTATCATGGTCCTCATGGAGGTCACAGCGGTGGTTACCGTTCTAAAGGATGGAGCGCATTCTGGAAGCATCTAGCTGGTGACTTGAGAAGACGTATGGTTGAAGAGGGAATATTAGATGCAAATCCTAACGGAGACACTCGAATGGGTGATTGGCCTAGATTGGAACGAGTCATATCCAAAGCTGCCGCTGATGTGTATGGAAAAAATCATGCTGACAACAGAGCTACACACCATGGTCCCCACGGAGGCCATTAAAAAATCCCGCAACCCACCCCTTTGTTACATATATAATGCACCCAGCTACTGGTATTTAGGTAGCTCGGGGTTATTTTTTTAGAAATCGTCGTCTAAAGCTCCACTATTTTGATAGTCTGTGACTTTAGTCTCAAAAAAGTTCTTTTGTTTTTGAAGATCAATAGTTTCACTCAACCACGGGAAAGGATTCTTATCACTATCATATCTAAACTTCATATCCAAACCTTCTAATCTTCTATTGGCTATATGCTGCATGTAATCAACAAACATCTCCGCATTCAACCCAAGTATACCTCGTGGTAACACATCTTTCGCATATTGAATCTCTAGCTCAACAGCAGCTTTTAGATTTTCTACAAGCTCATCTTCTAAGGAATCATCCCATGCATCTGGATACTGTTCTTTAATTTTGTTGAGCAGTGTAGTACCAAATTTGATATGAATGCTCTCGTCCCTCAATGTGTATTGTATCTGTTCACATACACCGGGAATTTTCCTGGAGAGTGCTAACAACATAGCAAAACCACTGAAGAAAAACGTACCTTCACATACAATCCAGTATATGAATGCACCTTTGATCAAATCACGCTGACCGGCAGTTGTTGATGTATCAATATGTTTACCAATACCTTTGGTCACACTCATTAAGAAATCGTCCTTAGCTTTGATACTAGGAATTGTGTTGTACGCTTCGTATACCTCGTCTATATCAAGGTCCAAGCTGTCACATATATAAACTATCGTGTCATTGTGTAAACACTCTTCATACATTTGCCTCGCCATGTACTGCCTACATTCTGGATCAGTCACATACTTGAATAGTGTGAACAAATTGTTACCTACAAGACTCTCACTACCAGCAAAGAAACCTAGACATCTTTTGATCAATAATTTCTCATCTTCACTGATCAAACCGTCTTGTTTCCAGTTTTGGATGTCTTTGGTCATGGGCACTTCTTCAGGAGTCCAGTTGTTGTTTTTACCCTGCTTGTATAGATCCCAAGCCCATTTGTTAACATGTGGAAGAATCTGATTCACTCCTGCAGAATCTCCGTCTAATACCTTACCTGTTTTCGTTGACATGTGAGTATTTATTGACAGCTTTCGCATTCCCCACCACTATTCAGACTACAAGCTGAAATATTTTCCGGCTCCGGGGTGGCTGGTTCACTCACCTTGGATACTGTGCTTTTTTCTATCTTGCTGGCCCCCATGTTTCTCAGGTAATATGTTGTCTTGAGACCTTGATTCCATGCATGGAAATACAAGTCATTTAAAAATTTGAGACTTGTTTCTTTGTTGTATAGATTCAAGCTCTGACCCTGGTCGATCCATCGCTGACGCGCTCCAGCTTGCTCGATCATTTTCATCTGATCTTGTTGAAAAGCTGTTTTGTATTTTTGTTTAATATCATCCGGTACAATGACTATTTGTGATACATCACCGTCTGTACGTTTGAGCTCGTCTACTAACGATTGATCCCATTTACCAATGGCTTTCATGTCATTTACAAAATGTTCATTGATCATGGTAAATTCACCACTCAAAGTACTGTAAACATACAACACAGAAAAATAAGGCTCGATACTGGGACTACAACCGGTTATGGATGATATGGTAGCAGTCGGGGCGATCGCCATGGTGTTGCTGTTTCTCATACCATGTTGTTTTATCTTCTCGCGTAATGCTTCCCAATCAAGATCACCTCGAGTCCGGCTTATGGCTCGTGTGTCACGTTTCTTCATCACCTCTTTATATGTATCCATTGGCAATACATTCTGTGACCATAACGAACCTTCATACGAGTCATACATACCGCGTTCTTTGGCTAGATCGGTACTCGCTTCTATAGCAGCATAAGAAATATACTCGTACAAATCGCTACTAAGTTTAGCAGCTTCATCACTATCAAACTGTATGTTCAGTGCATAATACATGTCGTGCCATCCCATGCTACCCATACCCACGGGTCGATGTGACATGTTACTCTTTCGAGTCTCTTCTGTAGGGTAGAAGTTTATGTCTATCACATTGTCTAACATACGGAGACCAAGGGAGACAGTGTTCTTAAGCTTGGTGTAATCTATTGTATCATTTCCATGTTCATCCGTCTTCAAATGGTTTTTTAAATTGATGCTACCCAGGTTACACACAGCAGTTTCACCATGCTCTTTGATCCTTCGACTGTTTTCATGATACTGTGTGGCTTTAGTGTGTAATAAAATTTCAGTACATAAATTACTACTGTGAACAACCCCTGCATGCTGATTACTATATCTGATGTTACTAGGGTCTTTGAACGTGATCCATGGATGACCAGTCTCAAACAAACTCCGGAGCATTTTCTTCCACAGATCTTTGGCGCTGATCTCTCTAAATATTCTGAGTTCACCACGTTTTCCTTTTTTAACATACTCCTTGTACTTTTTCTCAAACTCCTTACCATACAAATCATGTAACTCTGGCACTTCGTTGGGGCTAAACAAATACCATGGTTCATCGTTCTGTACATATTTCATGAACAAATCCGGAATCCAGTTAGCAGTGTTCATGTCATGAGTACGTTTTCTATCATCCCCGGTGTTTTTTCTGAGCTGGATAAAATCTTCAATATCAGCATGCCATGTCTCCATGTAAGCACAACCAGCACCTCGTCGTTTACCGCCTTGATTTACCGCTGTTAGCATGTCACCATACAATTTCCAGAAATACACAGCACCTTGGGTGTAACCATTTGTACCACGTATGTAACTATTACATGCGCGGAAATTGGTTAGATCCATACCCAACCCACCGGCATATTTATTTTTAAGTGCTTCTTGATGTAAACCATCAAATATACCGTTGATACTATCTTCAAATGTGTTCAAGAAGCAGCTGCTCAATTGATTGAATGTACCACCGCTATTAAACAATGTTGGTGTGCTGCACATGAAATCAAAACTACTTATTTGGTTGTAAAACTTTATAGCCCAATCTTCTCGAGTACCTGGAGCTTCTTTCAAAGCTAGTCCCATTGCTACTCTCATCCAAAATGCTTGAGGTGTTTCCATCCTCACATCATTAATATGCATCAAGTACCTGTCATAAACAGTTTGTAAACCTAGATATTCAAAGTTATTATCCCGGTCAATATCCAATGCATCAGACAATTTTTGTAAATCAAACTTTGCTAACTCCTTGTTAACTATTTTTTCCTTGATCAATCGCTTGAGATTCACAATGAACGTTTTTTTGTATTGTAAAACAAACGCATCACTATCAGCTCCTTCACCAAACACTTCCTTGTATACTGTAGCTAGCAACAGTTTCGCTGCAACATACTTGCATCTAGGGTCTTTTTCAATCAATGTTCTGGCTGACTTGATGACAGACTCGTCAATCTCACGAGTCTTGACACCATCATACAAATTGAGTTTCATGTTCCAGTAGATCTTCTGTACTAGATCTTCATCACCATCACAGGCTCGTCGGACACATGCTAGTATTTTCTCTTCGTTAAACGATTCAGTTTTTCCGTTTCTTTTAGTAACGTTCATTACACAATATATTATACTCGACTCAGTACCTATTCAATGACAAATGTCAAAAAGTTATTCTTAAATACGTACCCTTCTACGTAAACCACCGTGTGGTACACTGTAGATCAGTACATAAGTAAGAGAAGGACTCACACGTACTGTTATGCTCATTTCGGTACCAGCCACAACCGGGCCCTGGACCAATGTTCCAGTATACTTTATCATCTTTTTAGTAGCGCCTGTCTTGACATCTATTATTCTAATATAATTTCCAGTTGTAGTTGCTGTGTACATAATCTATTGTTTTAATACTCGTTTTAAAAATTCTACCACGTCAGGGTCAGTTTTGGCTGACGTGTAGTTATTTATGTTAAAACGTGGTATATTACGAAAGCGTAAACGTGAATCATTTTGTATTTGTTCAACTATTTTGTTATCTACATCTGGAAGGTCTTGTGAGTCAACACCTAATAAACCTCTGGTCTTTTCAACATCATAACCTCTTTTAATCAAATCTTTAGCTTCCTTACATACATAACTGTCGTGGAGCAATTGTTCATCACCACCTACCTTGTCAAGTTTTGATTGGTAATAGTCTTTTGATAACACAAGAGATCTACCAGTCACTACACAGGTTAATTTTTTTGTTTTTCTAGGCATACTATATTATATAATTTATCTGTTTAATTTTAAAGCTAAAATATAAATAATTGTATATGACAACTGATTATACTAATGATGATTCTGATATGTACGGATTATACAAAGAAGGAACCGGTAGAATGAGCACCGGGATGGACCAGTTTACACCAAAATTACAGCGTCGTGGGAACCCTAACACCAGATTGTCATATGCCAGTTATTTTGAAGAAGAGGATTCCACACTTGAAGTGGGTACACAAGCAACATACCAACAAACAGCCGAGATTGTAAACATTGTGGGTATAGATGATAAAACTCAAGAGGCTACAATAGAGCTACCAGACGAGACAAGACTATATCATGTACAGTTGTCTGAGCTTGAACCTATTTAAACAATACCTTCTATCAAAGATTTATCAACTTCAACTGGTTCGTAAACTGATTTAAATATTTCAGATAATCGAATGTTGTATGCATGTTGTTCCCCGGTGGATTCATCAACAATCCAGGTCACAATGTCTTCTGGATCAACAGCTTCGTCTACAACCAGTCGTCTCAAACGTTTCATCAATTGTAACGGCGGGCAAATCTCCATCGTGTTGATGAACCTTTCAATATTCTTGTAACCTGTACTAGGGACTCGTTCGTTGATCTCAGCCCAGATGTTCATTTGATCTAATGTGATGTGTAATTGTGTTGTGCTCATACAATAATAGTATGAGATGTTACCGTTTTAGGCAACATTAAAGCCGGTCGATCATGTGTTTTATAATGTCTTTGGCTGTTTCTCGAGCTTCTCTCCGACTCATGGTACCACCTTCATCATCCATTACTGCACGTGTCTCGTCGTCCAGTAACCGCTCAAGTGCATGTACATCATCCATCAAAGCGTCTTCCGGACCAGCGGACGGTCTGTCACGATTGGCTAGTTCAACTGTATCGTCTTCTACTGCATCCATCCGATCCATCGCTGCTTGGTCTGGATCTTCTTGTTCGAAGTCTTCTGGTTCATAACCTAGCACATCTCTGAGATAATTTGAATCTTCTTCATCTTCTTCTTCCCCCGCTAGTACAGTATCCTCTTGTTCCAGCTCTGGGAATCGATTCTCCATTAGTGTCTGTTTGTAAGACATGCGTTTATTCAGACTATCTCCATCCTTACCTGGTATCAAATTACGTGCGTACCACCCGGCATGTTCTCTCAGCAACCCAACACAGCGTTTGATGTTCTCTGTCAACATGCTGGTGTCGACACCTGCTTGTTGAGCTGGGCCTGCCAGTGTTTGAGCCATCTGCATGATGCCGGTCATCTTGTCATTCAACTGTTGAAGTTGAGATTGTGACACTGACACACCTGGATTCTCTCCTGACATGTCAATCGGATTACCTTTTGCAGCATTTGCCTCATCACGATCTATTTGCAAATTGAGTTGTTCCACTTGCGCATTTATAGCATCTTGTGCCGCCTGTACTGCTTGCACTTGTTGTTGTAACATGGCTGCGTCTTGCCCCGGGCCGTTAGCCATCAATTGCTCAGCTTGTGCTATGGCTTGCCCGGCATCAACAGCAGGTGGTGCTGCTGGCGCCATTTGTTCATTCAAAATTTGTTTATACCCAGAAAAAATGTTGTGTTGATCTTGATTCATGCTATGTATATTTATGTTATCACATGTGTTTTTAATCACATCCGCACGAGTCATCACATTCTTTTGTCTCTTGTGCTTTGCGTTGATCAGTTTCTCCCATGGTTATATCATGATGCTGTTCGTTCATGGTGTCCAACAAACTGTTGTATTTGTCAATCTCTTCATATTTCTTTTTGATGTCTTCACATATATTAGCATGATCTCCAACACCCACAGTTTGTTGCAGCAGCACTTCTAGATCTGCAATCGCTTGCATACGTTTACCACAAAATTCATAATATACTCCTTTGATCGCAGTTTTTATCGCTTCATTCATACCATTATTATAATATAAATTTGATTTATGTTCCAGTGTAATGTATAATATATGTATGAATTTGTTAATCTGGTTGTTCTTTGTGTTACCATTTGTCACCATGATCTGGTTATATGACATCATAACCGAAGGTGTTAAAATCGTATATGCGAGATACTATTGCTTCGCGATCATGAGAAGCCAATATTTACGTGAACGTATTGTAATAGACGCACTGGTTGAAACTAGAGGACCTGAACAATATTTTACTGATTGGCAAAGTAAAAACTAATATAGTTTAAATAAATACTCTGGTGAACAGGGTGTTGTTGATAGATGGTAATTTGATTTTTCCTCCTTCTAGCACCAGCTGCTTTCGTGATGTAACGTTGTATGCAAATGTTTTCAAAGAGATTGACGTGGTTGTGCGAATAGAACCGCAATTTAAAGACACATGTTATGACTATTTGAAACAACACGGTGCGTTTGATTATGTAGAAGACATAATTGAACCCCGGGAACCAGAACCAGGTATAATAATCAGTGATACAGAACCGTATCACATACGAGCCCGAAGATTTTGGGCGGGTAATTTGGACAGAATAGTGAGCGAGATTATGCGTCGTTTTTAACACGCCGCTTCTTTTTCTTTTTAGGCTTCATGTAGTTACGACGCTTCTCGATCAACTCGCTCACGAATGGTACCAGCTTGTCTATTTTGTTCTGTGTATAATATTTTTTGAAATTGGGACCTACACCTAGCTGCCCGCGGTACACCAGCTCCATCCCCGGTGGTTTACGGTACATCAGCACTATACCTGTTGGTTCATGCCACACGTTGTAATGGTGATCCTCTGCTCCTAACAGCTCCTCTAGGCGTTGTGATTGGTAACTCACACTAGCCTGCTTTATCCACGTATCACTCACAGGATAAATTGTACCATTTGACCGCCACCAGGCGCGTTTTCGGATTGCTGATACAATTACCAATGGCAAAACAACACGGTATCAACTCCTTGCTGATGTTTGTCAGATGGTCTGCTGATTTGAGCAAGCTCACGATCACACGTCTGGTGGTGTTTTCTGCCGGTTCCAAGTAAACCATGCCTTCGTGATCCGGATCGACCATCTGTCTCATGCTCTCGTCCCGTATGTCAGGACCCACATACACGTCAGGTGTGTAACATTTGAGCAAATCAACAGCATAAGCTTCATGTTGTTCAGAGTTCATGTGTATATTATAGTCAATATACGCAGCAGTTTCAACTATAGTTTGTCCGGAGTGAGCAACAGTTCAAGATAATGTTTCAAACGCTTCATCAAGTCGCGACGATCCTCATAATATTTCACATCCTCCTCGCTTCTGTACTTCTGACAACAAAAACATGCTCGTTGATATTCCTGTTCCATCCACTTCAGCAACTCTACTCGATCGTCTCGTAAGTGTTCAACAGCATCGTTCAAGTGCTCAAGGTAGTCGACATCCACAACTTGCTGTGGCTTGGCCAGTCCTTTCAACTGGTTCAACAACTTGACCAGTCGTTTCATCAGACTATCTTCCGAATCCCATGCGCAGCATTTGAGATTCTAGCCGCTGCATGGCTATCGCTTTTTCTTGTTGTTCGATCGTGTCCTGTTGCTTGAGGATGATGTCTTCTAGACGCTCGATTCTGTTCACACCCATGATGGCGGCAGTGACAATCACACAACCCAACAAGAAAAATCCTATGGTTAGTTTTTCATTCACATGAGTATTTAGTCCTGGTTCACTATTTATATAGTGATCCCTTCTCAGACTGCCATCTGACTCTCTCCACAGGTACGTCCTTAGGTAGTGTGTTCAAATGCATGTGATTTTTTATGTAATGGAACCCTATTGGTTGTAACCAATGATCCGTTGAAGGAGTTTTCTCAAAGTCTTGCGGATAATCACCCCAGCCTTTGTCTTTATGCGCTTCTGGAGCTACTATTTGTATTTTGTACTCCCGGTCCGGGTGGTTCTCTTTGTTATTGTAATTCGTGTTTCTCCAATTAGGTGGTCCGGTAACCTGGTAAGCAGTACCATCAACCCGGTCCCTTAGTCTTTGTGTGATACTGGTGAGTGTGTTCTCTATGTAAATATTCCCCGGGGCCGCGGCACATATACAAAAATCTATCTCTTTACGACCATTCATAGCAACCATGCATTCCGCCGCCGGATTCAAAAACTCATCTATCGGTTCAGTTAAATAATTGTCCACATCCATATAAAAACCGCCCTCCCGATAAAGCAGGAGTACTCTGAACAAATCCGCCTTGGCTGGTCCAACGCGAATGCTTTCGAACATGTCCAGTTCTTCCAGAAGATTGTTGTCTCTCAACCATACAATTATGTCGTGATCGCTCCATAACTTGTACTCCCATCCGGGGTTTTGTTTTTTAGTATCTTCAATTCTACTGGCCAGTTGAGCATGAGGTTTTGAGGTGTACCAGGTTTGGTGTATAACTTTTGGTATCTTCATTACATCTATCTATTTATTATATAGTCAGAACCTCCGCGGGTCATCGGTAACGTTGCGTAGCAACATCAAGCCTGCCGCCTGCCACGGTTATTTGAACGTGCCGTTTAAATCCAACTGATCACGTTCCTCGGTGGTGAGATCATAACCGTTGTAGCTCTCCACCATTTTTTGAGTGTCCAGCCCGGTGTTGTGTTCCACTCGTCTCAGATGACGTGTTCTGAATATGATGCTGAGCACCATCATGCCACTGATCCAGTTGCTGCACATCACGGGCCAGCTGTTGATCAGATATCCATACACACTCCATAGCAATATGGCCGCGGTCACAAAACCGCACGTTCTCAAGTCGAGTCCCTGGTGTAATCGTTTGAACCACACGGTCTGAAACTGTGGCATCCACGCGATCAGACCCAGGAATCCAGCGATGTATCCAATGATGTCTATAGTCTGCATATGTGTATATTATAACATCCAATGATCCGAAATGCAACAGATAGATTCGCTACGCTCAGGTCACAGGAGAGGCAAAACGCTATATACAAAAGCTCAAAAAATTTGCGCAAAAAATTTTCCCATGCACGTTTTCGCACACACCAAACCCTCCGCTCATATCACATAGTTTGATACCCGTGGTCTGAGA